CGACCACAAAACAGTTGCTCTTCTTGCTAACAAGGGCGATGCGGCTCGTGAAATTCTGGACAGAATCAAACTGTCTTATGAATCTCTGCCAGAGTGGCTGCAGCAGGGTGTGGTTGAATGGAACAAAGGTTCGATCGAACTTGAGAATGGCTGTAAGGTTATTGCTGCTGCAACCTCATCCTCTGCCATTCGTGGTAAGTCGATCTCGCTGCTATACATCGACGAAGCTGCATTCGTTGAAAACTGGGATGAGTTCTTTGCATCGGTTTTCCCTACAATTTCATCAGGTGAAACTACCAAGATCCTCTTCACCTCTACACCAAATGGTTTGAACCACTTCTATAAAACCTGTATGGGCGCCAAAGAAGGAACTAATGGTTATCAATACGTTGAAGTTCCTTGGCAGAAAGTTCCTGGTCGTGATGAGAAATGGCGCCAAGAAACTCTTGCTGCTATGGACTTTGACCATGAGAAGTTTGCTCAGGAATTCGAGTGCGCATGGTTGGGTTCTTCTGGTACTCTGATTTCAGGCGCAGTACTAAAGAGTCTGGTAGTAAAAGCTCCACTTGCATCGAAAGCTGGACTTGCTCAATATTTTCTACCAGAAGAAGAGCACAAGTATGTTCTAGTAGCAGACGTATCAAGAGGTAAAGGCCTGGATTACTCTGCTTTCCAGATTATCGATGTCACAAAGATGCCATACAACCAGGTTGCAGTATACAGAAGCAACTTAGTAACTCCTGTTGACTATGCAGTAGAAATCCACCGAATTGCTAAACTCTATAATGATGCTACAATACTTGTAGAAATCAATGACATCGGCGGTCAAGTTGCTGATACTCTTTATTTTGATTATGACAGTGAAAACTTAATCTATACTGAAAATGCCGGCGCAAAAGGCAAAAGAATTTCGGGCGGATTCAATAAATCAGCAGACCGGGGTGTGCGCACTACAAAGACCGTGAAGTCTATTGGTTGCTCTCTGTTGAAACTTCTCGTAGAACAATATCAGCTTATTATTCATGATCATGATACTATCCAAGAGCTTTCTACGTTCTCGAAAAAGAATAGTTCGTATGAAGCCGAGCCAGGGTGTCATGACGACCTTGTAATGTGTTTGGTTCTTTTTGCTTGGTTGTCAGACCAACAGTACTTCAAAGAACTAACCGATATTCATACTCTCATGAAACTGAGAGATAAAACTGATGAAGAAATTGAAAATGATTTAGTGCCTTTTGGCTTTATCGATGACGGACATCCTGAAGATGACGTTGTAGACATGACTCAGAAGTGGAATCCGGAATTTGCTGGCTTGTTTTCCTAATCTAGCAACATTATAAATAAAACAAACTCGTATATAAAACCTTCGACTAAGGGAGATAACAATGGCGTTTCAAGTCAGCCCTGGAATTAATGTATCTGAGATCGACCTAACTACTACCATCCCATCGCTGGCTACCACTGTAGGTGCTTTCGGTGGCGTGTTCCGTTGGGGTCCTGTCGGAAAGTTCATTCTAGTAGATTCAGAAAATACTCTTGCCGCACGTTATGGCAAGCCAACATCAGACAACTACGAAACATTCTTCACAGCGGCTAACTTCCTTGCATATGGTAATGCTCTCTATGTAAGTCGTGCAGCTGTTACAACTGGTTTCTCAAATACGGTTACTTCAACAAGTGTTAACCTACAGAGCAATACAACTGTTATCCTGACAGGCAATAACCACGGTGTTCAAGCTGGTCATGCAGTATTCGGTGCTGGTATTCCAGACGGAACCTTTGTTTCAACCGTCACTGCTAACTCGACAGCTCTTGCTGTTGTTCTGACTGCAAATGCTACTACATCGACTGATGCTCAACTGAATTTCTTTGCAAATACTCTTGCTCTGAATGCTGTTGCTAATAGTGGCGTTATTGAACTGGCTGACTGTATTGTAAAGAATGCTGATGACTTCGAAGACAAGGGTCCAGCAAATGCTACCTTTGCTAGCACACAATTCGTAGCTCGTTATCCAGGTGATCTTGGTAACTCGCTTCGTGTGTCGATGTGCGATTCTGCAAATCAATACAGCAAGACAATTAATCCATTCAGCAACTCGAGCGTTGGCGGTGTAGCAACTACATATCGTCTTGATCAACTTGCTGCTGCTGGTATTACTATCAATGTAAACTCTTCGACTGCTAACGTATTCCTTACATGGGATTCAGGTGCTTCGACCCTTACATATGCTGAAACAAAGAATGCTGCAAATACAATCCTACAGTCTCTGTCTGTAGGTGACTATATCGAGCTTGGTAACACAACCGTTGGTACACAGGCACTCAAGATCAAGTCGCTTCCAACAGTTTCTTCGGATGACGCTTCAACTCAAGCATACTTCAACATCACGTTTGAAGATACTTGGAATCGTGCTTCGAACTTCACTGGTAACACAATTCCACGCAAGTGGGAGTTCTACAACACTGTTCCGGTTGCTCCAGGAACTTCACGCTATCTTTCGGATCGCGGTCTTACAACTGTTGACCAAGTCAGCGTTGTGGTTGTTGACGAAGACGGTAAGTTCTCGGGTACTCCAGGAACAGTCCTTGAAGTATACGAAAATCTTTCGCGTGCTACAGATGCTGTTGGTGAAGACGGTACAACAGCCTTCTACAAGACAGTTATTAACGATAACTCACGCTATGTATGGGCAACCAACGATCGTTCAGAAGCAACATCGACTGCTGCTGCAAGCCTTTCGAACTCAACTGCAACTACACCATATTCGAAGTCGTTTATCGGTGGACGAGATGGTGTGACTGAAAGCACAGCAACAGTTGCTGCTCTTGCTTCGGCTTACGATCTGTTTGCTGATGCTTCAACTGTTGACGTATCTCTGCTAATGACTGGTAAGTCGGTTGGTGCTTCAAACGGAGCTCAACTTGCTAACTATCTCATCGACAATATCGCTGATGTTCGTAAGGACTGTGTGGTATTCGTTTCGCCCCAGAAGGAAGACGTTGTCGGAAGCGGAGTGGAAGGTTCACAAGCTTCGAACATTGTAACATTCCGTCAGAGCGTACGCAATAGCTCGTATGCATTCATCGACTCGGGTTACAAGTATCAGTACGACAAATACAATGACGTATATCGCTATGTTCCACTGAATGGTGATATTGCTGGTCTGACAGCTCGTTCTGATGATCTACGCGATCCTTGGTTCTCGCCAGCTGGTTATAACCGAGGTCAAATCAAGAATCTTGTCAAGCTAGCTTATAGCCCGAACAAGACCGATCGTGATCTTCTTTACAAGAACGATGTCAACCCAGTAATCACACAACCAGGTCAAGGAACTGTACTGTTCGGCGATAAGACTGCTCTTGGTCGTCCAAGCGCGTTTGATCGTATTAACGTACGCCGTCTGTTCATTGTTCTTGAAAAGACAATTGCAACAGCTGCAAACCAAATGCTCTTCGAATTCAATGACGAGTTCACCAGAGCACAGTTCCTGAATCTGATTGAACCATTCCTCCGTGATGTTCAGGGCCGCCGTGGTATCACTGACTTCCGTGTTGTTTGCGACGAAACAAACAATACTCCAGAAGTTGTTGATACAAACCGCTTTGTTGGTGATATCTACATCAAGCCAGCAAAGAGCATCAACTTCATTCAGCTGAACTTTGTCGCCGTAAGATCCGGTGTTGAGTTCAACGAAGTTGTCGGCCAGTTCTAATAAATAAAAGAAACTAGGAGGAAAAAAGAAATGGCTTTTAATATCAATGAAATGAGAAGCCAACTGGTCTACGGCGGTGCACGTCAGAATCTCTTTCAGGTACGTATCAACAATCCTGCAAACGCTTCTGGCGACCTAAAAACACCATTCATGGTTCAAGCTGCTCAGATTCCAGAATCAACTCTCGGAGTAATTCCAGTATTCTACTTCGGCCGACAAATGAAGTTGGCCGGAGATAGAACATTCGGTGACTGGACAGTAACAGTCATTAACGATGAAGACTTCCTGATTCGTAACGCCATGGAAGAATGGTCAAACCGAATCAATCGTCTTGAGCGTAACGTTCGCGACATCAATCGATACAAGTCGAATGCTACTGTAATCCAGTATGCAAAAGACGGTACACCTATTCGCGAGTATAAGTTCAATGGAATCTTCCCGAGTGTTATCTCACCAATCGAACTTGATTGGGCATCAACTGATCAGATTGAATCGTTCCAGGTTACATTCTCATACGATTACTGGACTGTAAGTGGTGGCACCACCGATAGAGCTGGTGGAGAATAATAAGTAAGGGGTAACCACTCCCCTTACTTTTTTTGTTAATTAGGAGTCCAAATGGCCGAATTATTTGGTTTTGAAATCATTCGAAAGAAACCACAGGAAGAACTGCCGTCCTTTGCGCCAAAGCTCGAAGAAGACGGTGCTCTTGTTGTTTCCGAAGGTGGTGCATACGGCCAGTATGTAGATCTTGAAGGCGCAGTTAGAAACGAAGCGGAACTTGTTAGTAAGTACCGTGAAATCTCTATGCATCCGGATGTCGAAATGGCCGTTGACGATATTGTCAACGAAGCTATTGTTATGGATCCCAAGAAAGAGATTGTCAGTCTCAATCTTGATGATCTTGAACAACCAGACAATATTAAAAAGATGATCCTTGAAGAGTTCGACAATGTAATCGAACTTCTCGAATTCAATCAGCACGCCTATGAGATCTTTCGTAAATGGTACGTTGATGGCAGACTTTATTACCATTTGATTATTGACGAGAAAGCACCGCGTGAAGGTATCAAAGAACTAAGATATGTCGACCCGCGTAAGATTCGTAAGATTAAGACTCAAAAGAGAGTCAAGGCAAATAAGAACACGAATGTAATTATTAATAAAACAGCCGAAGAGTTCTACATCTATAATGATAAGGGATTCGCAAAGGCTCCTACACAGGGATCTACATATAATGATCCTGCCTCACAGGGCATTCGTATTGCTGTAGATTCTGTTGTTAACGTATCATCGGGCCTTGTAAATGTTCCAGGCGATATGGTAATTGGTTATCT